CCGAAATCCAAGGGGTATTCACCCTGACATTGAATTCTTTGCCCTCGGAATGAATAATACCTTTGCGAATTTCAAACTTCTCGATTCCGTTGTTGAAATCCACGTTGTCGGCAATACTAAAATCCGACTTCAGGAGTTCCGGATTCTCCTTAATTGCACGGGTCAGCGCGGACTTCGCGGCACGTTCGGTGCCGTACAATGTCCGCGTCTTGCCCTTCTTGGCATAGACTTGAAGGAAACGAGTACTCTCGGTATGATAGATGACGTAGGACATAATGACTCCGTGTGTCTTTGTATGTCTTTATTATACCCGACTATGAGAATATGTGCAACAGGTTAGTGAAGTGTATGAGTCAACTCTGCCTGAATGGTATCTCCATTTTCCAAGTCTTCGAGATCAATTTTTCCCGAGGACATAAGACTGGAAACCAATTCAAATGCGGCACGCTCCTTACGAAGGAGCATACGCAAAACATTTTTCGCGTGATCCTCGGTAAGATCCTGTACGAGCATCAGGTCACCGGCTTCGGTAAGCCAGACTTCATCGGTGTAGGACTTACCGTCGTGCGCGGTGTAGGTCTTGGATTCGATCCATTGAAGGCCGTAGCCGGCGCCATCGGGAAGTAGGTAAGCATCAAACTCGTACTTATTTTCAGCACGAAGTTCATCGTAAAATTTTTCAGCTTCTGCCTTGTCTTTGAATTCTTTCTTCATAGAGACCTTTCTGGTATGTGTATATTTTAGCGCGATTTGTTTAATTTGTCAAGTGAATGACGCAGGATTTCATCAAGCTCATTGCCCTTAGCGTTTGCCTATGCGGTTCCTGCTCCCATAGATTTGACCTAAATTAAGAGAGAAACTCGGTAAGTGTGCACTTGCACTTCTCCCAATTGTAACAATTGTAACAAAAATGATCTTCAGTCTTCGAGTTTCGCCGGATCAAATTTCTTAGGGGATGCACGATAACCGTTTTCTTTAGCTTCAAGTTCCTTGTGGTGGCGATCACAGAGTGTTTTCATCCAGCCGGTATTACGAGTCTCACCCGGTGCACCGCATTGTTCGCAGGTACGATAGGTCATTGCTTCGGCAAAACGAATAAAATTTCTATGCTCTTCGGTCCCACCATATACATAGAACCTCAAACCTCCAAACTTTTCTTTTACCTGTGCGATAACAGGAAGATCTTCTATAAGTTTAGCAAGTTCTGCTTCCAATTTTGAGATTCGATCGTGGTCTCGAGTCAACTTATCTTGTTCATAGATAATACTACGCTGTATATTTTCCGGATGACCAGAAATAACAGCACATAACGTATCGATTATATGTAACCATCCATCCTCTATCTCGAGAGCTTTAATCTTCGCCTTCTGGAAAAGTAATGGATATTTGATTGCAAGTTCTTCAAATGTTTTTACGCTCATAATATATTCTACCGTTAGGGGTAATAAATCGTATTCTATAGGATTATAGACGCATAGGCACAAAATCTGTGCGTGATTTTCCCGTAGGATTTGCACGCAAGATTCTAAATTTAAAATCCAAATCTCAGATTTAAATCTGAGATTTAAATCTCAGATTTCTTCTGGGCATAAGGCGATTCGGATAGGATCATCTTTTGAAAGATGAAACATAATCTCAGGTGTTATCTTATACATCTTTGAAGCAACAGGGATACTTTTCTTTGTTGGCATTTTATCAGCAACTAAAAAATCATTGATAGGAGCGCCGACACCAGTGGCACAATCAATAACAACATTACTCACAACGCTTATACCTGTCTTTGTTTCACCGGATTTTAAGTGAACACTTAGCGGTTCATCATATACCATCAATAGAGAAGCAGTATTAAAAACTTCTCCACTATCTGCCTTGTTTATATTGATACTATTTATATCAATATAAATTTTACCACTTGATAAAATCGCATTAGGAATAGGTGTCCATTTATAGGATTTTATCTTTTCCTGTGCACTCGCAACCGAAAGAACTGCAACTAACAATCCAGCAATCAATCTCTTCATATACTCTCCTCGAGGCAGGAAGTGGATAATGCCATACCGGCCTTATAAACTTATACTTACCTCTTTGAGAATAATTTTGGGCGCAGTTAACTTAATCCAGAGCAATTCTTCTGTATCGATAGAAATATTATAGTGCAGAACTGCAACAGGTTTTCCGTTTTTTTCTTTAAAGAATTTCTGCGTCTTATCAAGAATAATACACGGTGTAGTGATCTTGCAATCCGCCAGATAATACATTACATCTTTGTCATATTCTTCAAAATGATCATAATCGATATATAATTCTCGAATTACCTTAGAAACCATCGGAACCACCAGCGAAGCTTATTAAGATTTTTGGCAAAACTTCTATTCTTGATAACTTGAACATCATCCACACAGAGTTTGATAGCAGAGAGCTCGTGATCATCCAGGAGAACAACATATTTTTTGACAATCTCGTTGTCTGTGATAATTGCCGGACCGGGACGATATCCGTATTTCTTCAGTTCACCAATCATATCGGCACCGATGTCATACTTGATACCTTGCTCGTCAAAGTAATCACCCAGCGTCCGGTTTACTGAAAAACTAAGTCCCTGAGCGAGTGTGTAGTATTGTTTCATACTACACCATTTGCGTGGTGCTATCAGATTGACTTTGTTGTGGCATATCTTCGATACCATTCGGATGATCGGTGAGATTCAAAAATCTCCCATTCCTCGCTGCAAGGCGAAGATAAAGAAGTTCGTATTTTGACAAATCCAGGAAGTAGTAATAGTATCTCACTCCATCTGCGGAATGCGCCGAGATAGAGTATCTAGGGCAGAAACCGATTAGAGAGGTGACAATATCGGTAAAGTGTTCCCTATCTGTCTCTGCAATTTCAAACTGATATCGTTCCTTACTCACGGTGCACTCGGCGGCAGCAGGCCGTCCACTTTGACTGTAACCTTTACGGTATTCTTAGCCTTCTTTTCGGCCTCTTCCTTAAGTTCCTCTTCGGTCCGGGTGCGGCGAATCTTCAGCCACTTCATTCCCAGACGGAAGGTAAGGGCAGCTTCCGGATCCATATCGATTACCATCTGCTTATCCGAGCTGCGCGGATTTTCCAGATCAACCAGTTTCACATCCTCAACGATGACGTATTCGTCGTTGTCGAGACGCTCTAGAATTTGCTTGAATTTGCGTTCTGCGTCGTGTTCGAAAGTAAAGGTGTATTGTTCCATAGATCCTCGCTGTTTAATATATTTTAATGCAAAATTCATTGTCTGTCAACTGTCTTAACTAATCTACCGAGTGCTCGATGAATATTAAGACAACCGACAAGTGGAAAAGATAATTTGAGGCTGAGTGCTTCTTGATCGTCTAACATCATTGAATACATTGATGTATTGAAATCATTCGATAATAGTTCGTATTGAAGATTATTTCTTGCAGTGTGCTCCTCAAATTGAGGGACATCTACTGATTTCACTCTTACATAGTATTTATTCAAGTCTTGTGCTCCTGGAATGTGCCTGCTGGATATTTGAGTTTAAACATTGTCGCAGTCTCTTCCATAATGCAGAAGATAATTTGAGAATGTGTGGGTTGCAGGCCTAATCCGGGAATAATCTCATCTTTCTCGATAACCCGAAATATAATTGCACCGGCATCGACTAGAGTTTGCTTGACGTGGTCAACGTCTTCAAAGTTTACCCTAGTCGACATCATCTTCATTTTTGTCTATAATTTGTTTGGAGATTGAGGTTGTGACGTAGTTTGATTGCCAATGCTGCATCGTTGTCAGTAATAACACCAAATCTTGTAATAAACTTCGGGTCCTTCTGATCTAGGGGCCAGTGTAGATCATCCTGTGTTGCAGGATAGATGCCCTGCATCCTCAGCCACTTGATCTCAGAATCTTTCTTTTCAGACGCAACTGTGTAGATTATCTTGATCATAATAAACCTAGCAATTTATATGACTTTATTATACCTTAAGGCTATTGGTATTGCAACCGGTTAATAGTCGTCCTGTTCTTTAAACCATTCCTCTTTAGCATTAAAAGAAGAATCTTCATCAGAGTAATAAGTCATATTAAATTTGCCAACCAAATCACTAAGAGTGTTAAGTTGATCTATCGGTTTCACCAATGAGTCGCCATATTTTAATTTTAGCAACACGGCTGTTTCTGCTGGTACTTTAATTTTAATCGAAGGACCTGCTTTCCTGACCAATACTTCCGGATATGCAGTATACACATCAACGAGGAAATGCCCGTAACGGGCAGAATATATATTAAATGAGTATTCTTGTTCTACTAACGTATCCATACTTGATTATTTCCATATTTTAGAATAAGAGCAATTGCCTCCTCTTCTGTTGTTCTAACCCAGAAAAATCTTTTCTGGTGTTGTCTTGACTTGTTGGTTGCAATAATTTCAAATTCAGAGGATAACATTGCAAGAATCTTAGGTTTATCTTCAAAAGGAACTAACATATGAATGTCAATCATTATGAAACTTTAAATTTACATTTATCAAAATGCCACCGGCCCATTCCAGTTGAGCCACCGGTTTTGTTACAATGAGGACAGGTGACCTTTTCGTAAATTAATCCTGTACGAGATTCCGACATCTTTTTTCTGGATTCTTCTGAAGGAGACATTCCTTTATTGGGTGCCGGTCTTCCTTTATTCTTCGTTCCGTAGGTGTTACCTTTATTCCTTAGTGAAGATTGTAATCGATTTTCTTCAGAATTTATGTGCCCCTTCTTAAAACATCCCGGCGTCACCCGACCTGTACCTCTCCCTTTTAGGGGCGATTCTCTACCCTTTAACGGAGATGGTAGACCAGTTCGAAAATTGGTTCCCGGTGGATTACCATCTTTTCCATTTTCCGATTTCAGGTTAACCCATTTCTCGGATTTTTCTATATTATGAAATTCACTAAAGAATAGGGCAAATTCAACTAATAATTCGGCGTTGTCAAATAATTCACAATAAATAGTTTCGACTGTCGGTTTATGTTTATTTATGTGTCTTTTCCAATGGAGGCCACTACCGGGATATTTTATCGGATCATTTTCGGTAGTCTTACCGAAATACATCAGCCCACAGTGAGTGCAGCGTTTAATATAGAGGTATGTGGGTATAAATTCTTTCACAATGAATCTTTATATAATTTCAAAGAATCTGTAATTCTTGTATGCGTATTGTGTGATCCTAGAAGAATAATTATTCTTCTTCTATTACCTTCATCACCGGCAATAAATAGAATACACCCTCCGGCTGGATTCGTAAAGCCAGTCTTAGATAAAAGTACCGCGAGCTTTGCAGTTAATGGGTTGGTATTCTTAACCCGAATAATTTTTCCACTAGACATAACCTCTGCCTGCGGCATACTTGACAATTCGGTGATTGTAGTATTGGTTGCAGCCACGATCACGAGTTTCAGCAAATCTTGCGCGGTAGAAACATTTCCTCTATCTAATCCAGTAGGTTCGTTGTAATGAGTATTAATCATTCCAAGTTCTACTGCCTTTTCATTCATTCTATTTACACAATTTGGAATATTACTGCATAGAATTTGTGCAGCAAAATTATCAGAATGCACTAATGCCAATGTAAGTAATTCCTTACGAGACATACTTTTAATACTGCGCGGAATGGTTGTTTGAACTTGTCGAATACCCGGAATCTGCAATTGTTCACTGAGATCTTGTTCCGATGAAAGTAGTGCAACCATTAGCTTGCTAATAGAGGCAATGGGACGAACGAGTTCGTCATCCTGCTTCTTGATAATTGTGCCGGTGCCATCCGCTACGAGATAACTCGGAGTTACAAATGCCGGTGGATTAGTCGGTGCAACTTGCCTATGATAATGATGAATCTTGGCTTGCACATTACCGACAAAGAGAATAGCCGTAGATAAAGAAATCAGGAGTTGTCTCATATGTATATTATAAAACATAATAATATCTTAGTCAATTACCAATTGTAATATGGACGGATATAGAATGATTCTGTAATCTCAAATTCTTCGTAAGGCTTCAGGTATCGAGTTTTCTCAGTATCCCACTTAGCTAATATATTCTGAGAAACAATATGAAAAATCAACAGAGCCTCGGGATCAAAAATATATTCTACCGTTCTTTGTGTAATAATAGGAGTATTTTTGCTGGAGGGCCTCTGTATAAGTGTCCACATTCTACCGGTGCTTGAATAGCGATCGAGCACCCTAAATTCCTCAATAGGGATTAGTATATTATTCTTTAAGATAATACTAATCTCTTTCATATCTCATCCGGTAATAAGTCCTGAATCTGGTGCCTGCCACAATGGCATCACAGAGATACGACCATAAGTTTTCACTGGCCTGGATAAAGTAGTACCATCGTCAAGTCTAAAACTTAGGTAGCCACCGCGATCATTCGTATCTAGATAATTGTCTAGAACACGAATCATAAATGTTCCTAGTGTGTTATCAATTAGGATAAGTTGTCGGTTATCTTGAAGAACACTTGCCGGATCCTCGGGGTACCAGTTAACAGATACTATTCTATTTAGATTGGAGCCGATAATCTTGAAGTAACTAGGTACACCACTAGTGATACAAATACCTACAAACTGCGTTCCGTTGTAGGGACTATTCGGGAGGGATTGTATCGAACCAATCGTTACTGCTGGGGGCGATGGCGGTGGGCTTGGCGGAGGTGATGACTGGGACATCAACTATTTATCTAATCTGCCCTTCTCTTTTTCTGAATGCCCGAAGAGTATCTCTAATAAATTTCCTACGTGACTTGCTAAAATAATAGATGCCACAGGCTTTGAGTACATTGTACTCATCTTCCTCTAGCATAATTGGTTGAAATCCATATTTCATAACACAAAAGGTTTGGAAAAATTCATCACCTTCGTAAAGGCATCCGCTCCCCCAATCTTCCATACGCATAACACCCTCTTGGATATCGAGATATACACTTTCGGCTAGATTGAAATTTTCTCCCTCGATGGTGTTGACAACTTTTCCATAATCAGTGTAGTAGATCATTTTCGATACTTGTTTTTAAGTTCTTCGGGGATATATGAAATTTGCATTCTCTCGGCAAGAAACGGATCTTGCAACTTGATTACTGTCGCAAGTTCCGAACTAATTTTTCCTGAATAGGATGCGTAACATATGTATACACCGTCCGGCCATTGATCATAAGTGTCATCCATAACCATTGGAACAAAATCTTCACCGAGTAAAGCAAGTTTTTCTTTAATAATTACACGTTCTTCCTTTGTTGCGATAAACTGGACGTGTACGTACTCTTTCATTGCATTGCTTTCGGCTTGAAACTAATTTCAATTAGCTTCTCATTTATGATATTACATTCGGGGAGATAGACTTGGGTCTTTGTAATAATTGGACCAATATCTAAAATTTGAAAAATCTCAGCACAGTTAAAATTTTTTTCGGTATGTATATTTAAAAATATCTCATCTTTATCGTAGCGAACTCCAACAGCACTAACTCCGTTGATTGATTTTTCCAAAGATTCTTCGGATTTTAATTCTCTTCTGTCGACTATCCATACCAATGCTGCCAGTATTACAAGGGAAGTAAATCCTACGGTAAAAGCAGCGGAGCTTATTATTTTCTTCATACTACCGCCTGAGGTTTAATTTTTATTATAAGTTACAAGATGCCAAAAAATCTCCTAAATGTTCGGCAAATCCGTTGAGACTAAAAATTGTTAGATGCCTAACTCCTGCAGAATCTTTCCAATCTAAGGAAATTATGTGTGCAGTTTTCATTTTGTCAATCAGCGAATTTGATTGTAGTAGTGATCGGTAGACGAGTGCCCTATCTTGCATCCAATACCAGTCCTGGATGAACGGTTGTCGGTCTATTGTGATCTTCAGCTGTTGACTATTACTAGAATCATTCTCGTGATTCCAGTAAATTGCTAAAATTGGTGGGGAGTTATCTACTGTAGAGCAGATAAGACGCAACGCAGTCGGTTGCTTTTCTATTGTCTTATTATATTTCGTACCAAATGCATAATTTTGGTAGATATAACCAACATTCTGTTTGTTATCGTCTGAAACGCTAACAAGTTTCCAGGTAGGTTGCTGCGCCAATGCTGCACTGGTGAAAAGGGTGAGGGCGACAGCGAAAAGTGTTTTCATATAAAGACTCAAGAGTTATTACAATATAACATTGTAAACCCCTTGAGTCAACCTAATTCTTTTTAGTTTAGCAGAATCGTCCTAAGACTCCTTCCACTAATTCGTTAATATCTTTTTCCAATCTATCTGTGTTGATAAAGACTTTTACATCTCTCATTTTTTTAAATGAATCTTCCATAGCTTGCCAGGATGCATTCTTATTTAACGGAATGGGATGAGTAATCTCATTTCCACTAAGTTCGACTACATTACCATCATAATATTGAACTAGAATTTGTTCAACATATTTTGCTGGTATTTCTTTTGCATCAATCTCTTTTACTATGCGATCGAAGACTGATGGCTTGGCTATCCTACTAATTGCCCTATCAAGATTGAAGCTTGTGGTGGTTTTCTTAGACATATGCACTCTCCCAGTTACTAATTATTTACCAAAAAAGTTATTGGGAGAACCAGCTACTTTAATGATATTACTTAGTCACTACCGGTGCAGTCCTTACAGCGTCTCTCTTGAGTTTCGCTGCAACTTTTGCATCTAGTGCTGTTTCAATTTTTTCCACCTTGGCACTTGCTGCCTTAGCACGGTCACGTTCGCGACGCTTTTCCTTTTGCTCTTCAAGCTTTTGAGCTTTGATATCAACTGGTAAAGCTGGACGTCCACGACCCGGACGAGATTCTGGATCCAATGTATAAGCCTCCTCGCGTTTCGCTGCAGCATCAGCTTCTAGCAATTCTGCCTGAAGAATGAGCCCTTTGGCCAGCGCAACTGGATCACCCTTCGGCATCGCTGCGGCGACCACGTCTGCTATGTCTGGCTGTGCAGCTTTTGCAGCGTTTGCTTTATATTCGTCAACTTTCTTGTCGATAGTTGCGTTAATGAGTGCTAAAGGTACTGCGTGCCCGGGTAAAGGCAACATTGTGACATTTGAGACTGGTTCCTTGCGTAGATATGCACGTTGGTGCAATGAAGTTAAACAATTGGTTCCGTCTGGGAATGTTCTGCGATTCAGCACTTCAAAGAAGTCATTTGTTTCAGATGCTTCTTTTGAATTCAAACATTGAATAACATAGTCGTGGTAACTATCCGGTAGTCTTTCTGTTTCAACGATAAGGCAATTATTCTCATCGTTTGGGATCTTTCTAAATACGACAGCAACACGAACTCCTGTATTAGCCAGCTGCCCCATATGCTTTTTTAAATTTTCTAAAGACATAGTAGCCTCCTTGTTAGGAGGGGCCCATATTGGGCCCCTGTATTATTCTGCTGCCGGGGTAGTTGCTTCTGCGGCTGGTGCTGTTGCGCCTTCTGCTTCTTTTTCCTTGGCCTGGACTGATTCTACATATGCCAAGAAACCAGTTAGCTTGTTGAATGCATCACCAACTTGCGATAGTTCGCCTGCTTGGAATGCGCCGCGTCGCGATGCCAAATCAACAATGCGAGAAAGCAATTGCAAATCGGCAATTGTCAACTGAACCGGCTCCACAGTGGTTGTTGTGGTAGCTTCAGCTGCTGGTGCTGCGTTAACATTTTCTGCTGCTGGTGCTGCCTTCGGGGTCTTCTTCGATGCCATTATAATTTCCTTTGAGTTAATGGATT